TTCGGAGAATCTCGAGTGAAGCCATGGGGGCCCGGCAGGGCCCCATGGCTCACGATGAGATTCGGACTCTAAGTTAACACAGATTTCCTCTCAGTTAGCACAGATATTGCCATCCCTTCGCCGAAAACCCCCATCTAGCAAATCTCGCCAAGCGGAGATTGCCGTGAGGCAATCGCAGCGCACTAAGAACACTGATTACCTCTCAGTTAGCCTCAGATATTCTCGAGTTCTCCACTGAGTTCTCTGTTATCCTACCACTGATTACCACCACTCTTTGGTTCCCGATTAGCAAATCTCGCGGAGTTTTCATGTATAACAAGCGTAGCGCTCAGTTAGCCTACTGGTTAGTCCCGTTTAGGGTCTTTACATATATAGTCCAGAATCCCGGTTAATTATCCGCTCGAGTTCCATTGGCTGTCTCGAGGATAAAGGGGTGAGAGTTTGGGGCGCTCTAATATTACAAGCGCCCCCGCCTCTCACCCTCTCACCCTGGATTATTCTGCATCAGAATATGGATCGCCTCCCGACTTCCTCGACTTTGACTTCGACTGGCTCCTCGCAGAGGCAGGAGAAGACCTCCAAGAAGAAGTTTCAGCTGAAAGCGAAACGACTTTTCCTGACTTTTCCTCAGTGCTCAGTGACGAAGGAACAAGCACAGGAAAGGCTCCTCTCCAAGTTCCCCGAAGAGTTAACATGGTACATTATCGCCGAAGAGGCTCATGCGGATGGTACTCCGCATTTGCACCTGGCATTGGAGTTCAAGCAGGAGTTCAGTACTCGAAAAACAGAATTTTTCGACTTTGTGGGGGGGAAGCATGGGAATTACCAGGCTATGAAGAACCAACGCAAGTGTGTTCAATATGTGGTAAAAGGAGGCAAGTATGTTGTCCACGGTCTCGATGTGGATGCACTGATGAAGAAGAAGGATGGCAAGAGTGCCTTTGTTGCAAAGAGCGTATTAGATGGAAAGACTATTGATGAAATCAATAGTGAAGACCCCGGTTTCTTTATGATGAATAAAAGAAAGATAGAAGAGTATGCGGCATGGTGTTCCGTTAGAAAAGAGAAAAAAAATAAATTGGAATGGAATGGTATACCCGAAGGGGATATTATGGATATGGATTCCGAAGCGGATAAAGAAATTTCAACTTGGTTGAATTTAAATATCCGCAAACCTAGAGATCTTCGTCAGGAACAGTTGTACATATATGGACCACCCCAAATGGGTAAGACTTCCCTTATTGAGCATCTCTCCAAGTATCTAAATATCTATCATGTACCTAGAGACGAAGACTTCTATGATGGATATGAAGATGGAGTCTATGATTTATGTGTTATGGACGAATTTAAGCATTCGAAGACCATGCAGTGGTTGAATGCTTTCTTGGATGGACAAGTTGTTACTCTTCGACAGAAGGGTAAACAAATTGTCAAGAAGGACAGGTTGCCTGTCATTGTTCTCTCCAACTACACTTTGGAACAAAATTACAAAAAGTTGTTCGAGTTGGGTCACTTGGGTCCCTTGGTTACGCGGTTTAAAGTGGTTGAGGTTAAAGAGTTTATTTCTGTTTTCCAGTAACGATGGAAAACAAAGAGAAATTAAAAACAAAAATAAAAAAACAAATTAAAATTTAATTATCTGTGTATCTTGTTCTGTGATACCAATTGATTGTTGATCCGTTGTTGACGAGTCCGATTGTTAGGAGGATGAGTGCTCCTGTCTGGATTGATCCGACTGTTGCTCCTGTTCCTGAGTTGATTACTTCTAAATTGAGCTTTTTGTATCTTTTCATGGCCTTGACAACTGGTGCACCTGCTGTCAAGGCAGCTGCTGTGTAGACGACTGGGTTCATGGTGATTGTTTTGTCCATAATTACTTTGAATCTGTCTCTGTTGTTCAGATTCAATGGAGATTCCCAGGTTGCTATCTCTAGGACATCTCCGACTGCTGCTATGACACTGTTGGGTTGGCAGTCGAATAAGATCATTACTCTGACAATATCTCCTACCTGATTTGTAGTTGCGGAATTAGGATAAACTGCCAATCTGATTTGGGAAGACTTGATCATGAATTTTCTTCCGATCCTCTGGCTCACATCTGAGCCTTGAGCTACTCCGTTCAGGAGTGTCACGGTTCCTGCAGCGGATGTTGCCGTGGCAACCAGATCTACGTCTACGTATTTCAGTTCAGCTCTTCCTCTTCTGTCGAATTGTCCATAGAATCCTCCTGTTCTGAGTGGGGTTCTAAGAGAACCTCCATAGCCGCCTCTAAGCACTTGACGCGCCCTGCTAACAGCCCTAGCTGCTGCTGCAAGCCTTCTGGACTTGTAGCCACGCCCTGCGTAGTTGAATGTGGTTGTACGAACGGAGGTTCTTGCCATATTTGGGAGTTTTGCCTTTGTAAGGTTGCGTGTTTCCTTTTGTGGTCTTCCTTTTCCTCCTTGGCTTTCTGTTGATCTTTTGCCAGATTCATGAGAATGAAATTGGCTCTCAGTTGAGCGGATATATAGAATTTTCCCGCTCTTTTCTCCTAATTTAGTCTTCGGAGAATCTCGAGTGAAGCCATGGGGGCCCGGCAGGGCCCCATGGCTCACGATGAGATTCGGACTCTAAGTTAACACAGATTTCCTCTCAGTTAGCACAGATATTGCCATCCCTTCGC